AGATATGTCTGGTATATCAAAGCCCCCTGTAAAAGGACTCATAACAAAACTTACAACACCTTTTACAGCATCTGTAGTAAAATCAATTACTGGATCAACAATTTTTTTACCAACGTTAACAACCTGATCCTTTTTACGTTGAAACCACGAACCTATACCCATTATGCTTTACCCCATTTTAAATCTGTTAATGTGTCTGCTGCATATTTAAATCCTTCATCTTCTTGAAATACTGTTTGATGACTTTGCGTTGAAGCAAATCCATACACACTTGATTTTTCAAATGCACTAAAAGGACCACCACATTCTAATTGAAAGTCTGCTGTTGAATTGCTTGTTGATAAACTGAATGTATTAATAAAGCCATCAAACACTTCATATACGTTGTTGGTTGAAAATGTGTAGTCAGCATTTATAATTGCTTTCCTTATGACTACTTTTGCTCCAACAAAATTTGCATTTAATATTGCTTCTGCGTTGCTTAAATCAACACCCGTTAACGACAAAGATACTTTTTCGTTGTTGGCGTTTACTGTTTCTGAAATTTCACTGTGCCCAATATAACCTAAATTTGCATTATATGTAACACTATCAAATGTTAAGTTTGTATCACAGTTTGTAAAATTTAAAGCACTTACGCTGCTGTCTGTGCCAATTACAAAAAGTGCTGTGCCGTCTTGCGATGATATGCTTACAAGATCCACAACTCTTCTTGTTGCGCCAGCCAATCCTGATTGTGCTGTTGTAGAAAGATCTCTAGGCATTATAAAGTCTCCGCTACATCTAACTCATATATGTACACACCGTCATTTCCTAATTTAAATTCTTGTGCATCATTTGTAAGTCTCACTGTTACAGGTACATCAGTAGTCGCTGTGTGTTGTGACGAAGGTACTTCTGTTATTAAGTTTGGAAAAATATTAATTGTTGTTTGTGTTGTGTTAGACAGCGTTTTATCTGCTGTTAACATGTATACTTTTGTGTGATTAGCAAATTTTATTAAGTCACCTGCTTTAAGTGTACCGCTACCCGATGGTGTTACTGTGATTGTGCTTGCTCCTACAGCAGCAGTAGAAGTTACTGGTAACTTTGTACCGTCATTTACAAATGTTCCATTAGAGCTGCCTATTACTGGCGGCACAACTGTAAATGTATCAAACGGACCTCTTTGTGTTGTAATAAATGCGTTTATAGCGCCGAAATCATCTCTTGTTAAAGGTATGCTTACAAGTGTAAAACTAAAAAATTGTCCACCCAAGTCTTTTGAAAACGTTTTGTTGGTTAACGTTGTTGTTACAATAGTGTTAGCATTGCTCTGCCAATTAATTGATTTAAAATTTGTTGTTGGAAATGTTCCAGACATTATGCAAATCTCCTTCCTTGTCTACTCATTGCTTCATTAACTATATTAGTTATAAGTCCTCTTCTGTTTACTAAAATTTGGTCAACACCTTGCGCGTCAACTGCGTTGATGTTAAAGTTTATGTTTGTGCTGCCTAAACTTGAACCCATACGTTCGTTTGGTATAATAGTTCCTGCTGAATTAGGCACAAATAACTCAGGCCCTCGTTCTCCAACCAAGAATGCGTTGTTGCCGCCGACTGGTCCACCGCCTGCTCTTGCACCACCAAATCCTATTTTACCGCCGTTTGCATATCCAACCTCTCCGCCGTTTGCAAATAACCCACCTGTAAAGAATGATACTGCTGCATTGATTAATTTTGCTTTGGTATTCTTTTCAACTGCTTTTGTGTTCTTATCACGTTCTTTTGTCTCACCAAATATAGCGTCTCTTATTGCTTCAATTTTAGGTCTTAATAATTCAAGTACAAACACTTCAATTAACAATTGTGTTATGCTTGATATAATTGCTTTTGTAATTGATTTAAATGCGTTTGCCATAGATTCAGCAAAGTTTTTTCCGTCAACAATAGCGTCTGCAAATGAATCACCAACGGCTTTTGCAAACGACCTAAATGCAGTTGCACCTGTGTTAACTATACCTGTACCTAATTGTACTTGATCATATAACGTTTCAAATTTTTTAACAAGCGCAGCATCTAATCCAAGTTGATTTAAATTTTTTAATCTTTGTCGTAATGAAGCAAAAGCGCCATCTGCATCTAAAACATTGTTTTTCATTTTTTCAATTGCTTCATCTACTTTAGCCATTTGAGATTCTGTTTCAACTAATGTACCTTCAACCTTTTTTGCCATTTTATCAAATTCATCAAGAATTAATTTTGTACCTGCAACCGCAGCCGCTAATTGAGTAATTGTTGCAGCATTTTTCTTAAAGAAATTTAATATTGATTTTAAAATACTGGCCCCTTTTTTAAATGGTCCTAGCAATCCAGTAACAACTGCGTTACCTACTACCATTAAAGCACCGCCGAGTCTTATAGCCGCACCAGCAATTTTAAAGAACGCAACTGCAATTCCAAGAGATAAAAATAGTTTAAAGTTTTTTGCAAACAATAATAATCCTTTTGCTATAGCGCCAAACGCAACACCGATATTAACACCAACAACTTCGCCTAGTTCTCTGAAATTGTCTGTGCCACCACTAACTTGTTTTATAGTGTCTGTTAATACTGGTAAAAATCCTCTACCTATTGCATCTGCTAATCCGCTAAATGCATCATTTAAATTTGAAACTGCTTGACTGTAATTGTTTGTTAGTTTTGCTGCCGATCCACCAAACGCTTTGTTAGCAGCAATTTCAAATGCTTCTAATAATATTGCTGAACCTTCTGATGTTCGTCCTATTTTTGAAATTTCTAATCTTGAAATGCCTAATGCTTCTTCAAACATTTTAAATACAGGTATACCTCTGTCACCTAACCTGTTTAATTCTTCAAGACCTAAACCACCAGCAGTTGTTCTACTGTATAAATCTGTTATGGCTTGTAAAGTACCTACCCTATCTGCTGTAACCGACGCAACGTCTTGGAACATTGTTAACAGTTTTGTGGTTGGTTCTATACCAGCACCTTGTAATTTAATAAAAGTATTTGTAAGGTCATCAACTTCAAATATTGAAGTTTTTGCAAAGTCTAATATAAAGTCAAATGCTTTTCGACCATTTTCAATTGAACCAGTAACTGCACTTAACGCAACACGTAAGTCTTGAAACTGCGCAGCAGTTCTAATAATAAATTGTCCAACTCTAACTGCTCCAAAAGCTACCAACGCGCCTGTTGCTGCTTTTAATGCTTTACCTAAAGAAAAACTACGTGCCTCTACTTTTTTTAAATCACGTTGAACCTTACCAAGAGCCTGCTGGTTCTTGATTTGTATTTCTAACAATAGTTTCTGTGTACTCACAGCCATTATTTTCTTCTCCTTGGTATAGCAGGTGTCCTTACATTATTTCCCATAACGTTTTGCGATTTGCTTTCGTTATGTTCATATAACATATAGCCAGCCCACAAGTTTAACTCCAACGTTGACAATTGTAACACTTTTTCAATAGGCATTTTTAACCTATCTGCTAGCGCAATTACAAATTTCAACTCAACGTTGGATTTTATTCCTTTGCTGCTGAAGCCTGGTCAATTTCAACTTTAGCGTTGTTAATTGCACTACCCACACGTATCACTACGTTTGGATCAGCTTCTTGCATCAGTTTAACTCTGTCAGCATCTTGAAACAATGGTTTTCTATTTGCGTCTAACGCTTTTAATAGAATAGATTCAATTAATGCTTCCACAGTTTTACCTTGTTGTTGCAATTCTATAACTTTACTTTCTACATGTAACGCATATGACTTCTTGTAATATATGTCAGTCTGCCATTCCGGCACATGTAGTTTTAACAACTCACCACTAATTGTTGATTGGTAGTGTTTTGTTATGTTGTCTGTTATACTCATCTTTATCTCCTTATATTTGTTTTATGTTTTTAATTGCTGGTCTCATCACACCTTCTCTGGCTTTTGGTGATCTACCTGCTTCAAGAGCTGGACCATAAGGTTGGGGATTGACAATCCTAAATTTCCGTCCCTTTCCTCGTTTGGCCCAACTCCTTTTAAAAAGTCCACTCCTTACGGGTGACCTTCTTTTTATATCTTTGAACAATACGTCAGTTAAAGTTTCAGTTACACCATTTACGATTTGGTCAACCGCTGCAATGGCTTTTCTTGAATTAAAACTGACCTTACTCATTAAAGATTCGTTTTTGTTACAGCACCACTAACTTGAAATGATACTGATGCAGTTACCGCCGCGTCATTTGCAACGCTGATATCATGCGATGTTATAATAACTTCTGCATTTAATTTGATACCAGTTGTTGTACCTGACGGGTATAATTCAACTGTTGCTGCTGCTGAACCTGGTCCAGCAAACAACGCTTGTTGAGCACTGTCATCGTCTCTGAAAAACAATTCCATTGTACCAGTTGCTGTTGTAAGCCCTGGTAGATATGTTCTTGCTGATTCAGTCATAGATGTAGTTTCTATTGTGTCACCAGTCTGTGATAAACTGAATGCCGTAATTGAAGCTAAAGTAGTAGCAGAGCCACCAACATCAAACTTCGCTACGCCATTGATTCCGTTATAAACGGCTGAGTTTGTAGCCATTAGTTTTCCTCCTCAAAGGGTTTGATGACCTCGGCTTCTGCTTTTGTAATTCGCATTTTTGCTTTTGGTCTGGTTGTTAATTTAGTCTTTTTTTCTGTTTTTAAAACAGCAGGTTTGTTAAAAGACCAACCTGACTTCAACATTGTCTGAACATCTTGGTTTTGGACAATTTTTGAATTTCCTTGTTTGTCGTACATTTGTATAGCCATTATGCATTTCCTCTCTTGTAAACATATTCAACATCAAGCGCAATAACAATTTCAGCCAACGGTGGTTGTCTCTCAATAACTTCAATATTTGTTATTCTTGAAACAACATAATGCGTTGCATCTTTGTCTATGGTTACGTCTCTGTTGCTTTGTGTTTCTATTGTTTGTTCTATTTGTTCTATTAATTGATTACGCTTTTGGTCGATGTTAGTGCCTCTTAAAAAACATCTTAATTGTATATTAAGTGTTCCTTGTCTTTCTGTAAAAGTTATATCTGTACGGTCCTCGTTTGAACCAAATACTAATATAGCAGGATATTGTGTGATTGCTAATTTTTCAAAGTCAAAATATTCACGTGATACCAAACCCGCTGCTGGGTTGGACATGTTTTTTAACTGTTCGATTATGTCTACTGTTATAGCTTCTCTAGCGCTCATCTCTATCTAACGAGACGATTAAAATGCGTTGGCTGTTTTTCTCCATCACTAACTGTGCCGCTGCTATCAAAATCGTATTCTACTCCATCTTCCATTACGTTTGTTAATTCTGTGTTAAACTCTTCACGATAATATTGCATTTTTTCTCTGAATACATCGCCGTCTGGACTGAAAGTTGAAAGCCTTGGATATATGTAATAACCAAGTACATGATATACTGCTGCACGCTTTAATTGAGAGTCAGTTAACAAGTTATGATCCATTTCTGAATATGTTCCAGCGGATACATCATAACGGTTAAATGTAGCTCTAGGCCACCATTTTATTCTCAATTGTCGTTGGATGTCTTGTGTTGTTTTTGTATGTAAATCTGAAAAGTCTTGGATTCCATATGTAAGGATTTCCGGTTCGTACTCTAGCAGATCTGTGTCTGTACTATAATTGGCCACGCTGTCCTCCTGTTGGCTGTTGTATCAGTCCTTCTGATATGAATATTTATTACAATGGGGGTATAAACCCCCACTGTAAACTGAGGTTATTATCCTAATTAAAATTAGTCTACTAATGACTCAGATTTGATTCTAACACCATACTGTTCTTTAAGTATAGCATTTCCTCTTGCTGTAGTAGCAACAAATTCTGTACTTCTTAAAGAAGCATCATATTGTTCCTTAACAACAATTGGTCTTTTGATAACGTGCCCTAGGCATTCAGGAGAAAATACGCCACCGATTGAATCATTCGCTGAATCAACTGATACTGCAGTTGTCATGAATAATTTACAGTTGTATATTCTACCTAAGTAAGCGCTTGAGCTTAAGATTGAGTTACCTGCGTCAGATATTGCGTTAGCACTTGTTCCAGAACCCGCTGCAGTTAAAACTTTAGCAACGTTATGGATTGCTGCTGGAGCAAAAACACCGTAATAATCACCTTGAGCATCAGTTGGAGCGTTAACAGCTCTTAACTTGTAAATTGCTTGAAGGATTAAATCTGGTGTAAGGTCTGTTCCACCTGTACCCAATCTGTTTGTAGTAAATGAATCAAACTGTCCAAACACGTCTGCATCAACTTTCTCGCCGATAGAATTTCCTAAAATTCTACCAACGTCTGCAGCAACGTCTCTTCCAGAAGATTCTCTTAAAAGATCCGTTAAGTCTGCTCTCACACCAATTTCAGTTGCTGTGATGTTTACAGTTGATGGGTTGACACTTGTTTGTGCAGTGATGTCAGTACCTTCTGTTAAAGCGCCTGCTGATACCTCAGGATAAACCGGGACTTGTGATGTTAATCCAGGTGTTCCTGTCATATCAAACACTTTAACTAGGTTACCAGCGATTGAACGTTCGCTAGCGGTAAACACAGCTTCTCTTAACACATTTGTTAAAAGAGCACCGTGTGTGCTTGTAGTATTAATAGCCATTTTGCTATCTCCTTATAGTTGTTGTTTAAAACATACGAGGTTTCGCAGAATTTTTCATCTGTAATTCCTTGTATATCTTTCTATGACTTGGATTATTCATATCCAAGTTTGAGATATCAACGTCCTTAATACCGTCTGGTTGTGTGTTTGATTTTGCTCCAGAACCACTTGGGCCCGCTTGAGAAAAATGAGGATTAGTTTCAAGAAATACCTTGATATATTCATCCACACTTAACAAGTCGCCCTTGTCATTGTATTTCGGAGCATTGTTTTCGCCCCAAACTTCAACTTCACCCGCATCATTCAACTTAACGTTGTCTTTCACTAACTTAGCAACTTGTTCAGGAGAAACTGCCCTGTACTTGCTTGCCGCGTTAAGAATCGCACCGTCAACTTTGACTGAATTGAGTTGGTTTCTGAGTTGGTCAATCTCTGAGTCTTTCTTTTCAGCAGTGTCTTTCAAGATCTTCTCAAACTCACCACGCTTTTTCTGCTCTTCGAGTTTTCTTTGTTCCTCTTGTGCAGTCAATTCACGGTATCGTTCTACATCCACATCTTGGAATTGTTTTAATACTTTTTCTTCTGTCCTTGTTCTGACTGAAGCCATTGCATTATTAAATTCTTCTAATGTAAAGGTTTTAGGAGTTGATTTCTCCGCCTGATCTTGAACGTCATTGCTGACAGTTTGTTTTGAGTCCGCCGGTTTGGTTTCAGTACCCTCATCGGTTTGGACTGCGATGTTTTTATCTTCCATCTGAAGCCCTCCATTTAGTTAGTTGGATAAACTTATTTATACAAACATGTCCTCGTTACCTACTATTTGGTACCAGTTTGTTTTCTTACGTAAAGTTTTTTGTGCTGCTTTTAATTTCTTCATTGGTTGAATCATTACAAGCGGACATTTTTGATAACTGAATTGCATGCCTTTTACCAACCCATTGTTAGTTGGGTGGTCATACATAATTGCTGTGTGTGGTTTGTTTTTTTGTATTGAATTACAAATTTTTTTTAGGTTTTTTTCTATTACCGTATTATCGCAATACACAATAATAATGTCAAGTTTAAAAATATCAATAATGTCACACAAATGAGCAACCTGTTTAGCCAGGTCAGTTTTTGCTTTAATGATTTCGTAAGTCTTGTCTTTAATAACTTTGCTTGCGAATGGACAAGGTGCGATTCCAGACGCTTTATGCTTCTTTCCAATAACATTAGATATCCACTTGACGATGTCTTTTTTTCTATTTTCTTCTTCCACCAGACTTTTTATTTTTTTTCTTTTTGGCCATTGATGGTTTTCTTCTACCACCAGTTTTTTTATTGATTGGCATTGTCTTTTTCCTCCTTGGTATTCGATTTACTAAAAGTGCTGAAGCACTGTTTGTTGTCATTATTGGCATAACTTGAATAAAGATCTAATAATTCTAATCTCCTTTTTTTGGCCATTGTTATTACCTTTTGTAGTTTCTTACGTGCAATCTTGGCCGAGTTTGCACTTTGATTATTTAACACTCTTTCATGAAACTTAAAATAGTCTATAAGTGCGTGTTTTAACGCGCCGTGTGCTGCGGTTTCAATTGCTGGTTTATATAGTCTACCGAAGTTAGGCATGTTATTCCTTTTCTATTGGTGTAAAACGTATGCTGTGCCATGGTGCTGTGTTTCCGTGCGTGTTTTTGTAAACATCGCCAGTTTGAACTGATTGTGCACCCATAAAGCTCCTTGTTCCATTACCAAATCGTTTTTTTTGCACTATCTTGCAAGGTTTCCATTCTTGTCCTTTTGCAAAATAACGCGTGTGCGCTGTCTGTTGACCCTTCCTTGTCTTTATACCTGCCATCGAAATCTACCTCCATGCACGTATACTCCAGTAAGCAGCCGACAGTGATTTCTGTCCTTTTACTTTTGCTAATATTGGTTTAAATCTAGCCATAAAACTTTTCTTACGTGCTGGTATATTTTTCTTTATACTCATGCCCGGTTGTCCAAAACGTACTTTTTGTACGTTTCCTGTCCGTTGGTTACGAACATAAACAGCAGACTTTTTGCTTTGTCCTGGTGTTCTAAATGGTTTATTGAGTGTTACCGTCCTGCCCTGATACTTGGCCATTTGATGTTCCTCCATTAAAGAATTGTTTCATTTCAGGGTGTGTGGCTAATATTTCTTCATCAGTCATGCCCTGATCAATCATTTCACGTATATGTTTTACCATTTGATTTGGTGCAACCATTGCTGGGTGTATACCCAACTTGCCCATTTCTTCATGTAATTCATCATCATCTTTTGCTAATGCTTCAACTATTTTTCTGTCAATGTAATCACGCACTGCAGGATTTTCTGGTTTAGCATCTGCCGCTTTTTTTAATGTGTCAATATCTAATGATTTATCTTTAAGGTGGAACGCTCTTGGATATTTGATAGTTCCATCAAATTCTGTTTGTAACCAGTTTGCTGTTAATCGCCAAATTTGTTCTTCTGCAAGTTCTAAATTACGAGCCTTTTCACCAAGCCTTGTATCTAACAATTGAAATTCTGCTATTTGGCTGATTCCACTTGTTTGACGTGTTTTTATACTTCTTATTGCACCCATGTGGGACATCCTGTCAATCATTTCAACTTTGGTGTTGATAGAATTTAGGATACCTTCAATACTTTGTCCCGATGGTTGAAGCATGTACGGTTTAAGTCCTGGATCTAATTCGTTTGGTACAGTTACAATTGCACCTGCTCCTGCTGCTGCTTCAACGTCTGGTGTTTTAACTAAACTTGGGTGATTTGATATTCTTATTAATTGATCAAGCTCTGACAAATCGTTGTAAATTGAATTACTCATGTCTGCTACATCACCTACATCAGATACACCTATTCCTCTGCTTGGTGATCTATTTGCATATACCCATACTGCTGGTATCTTACCTAAATCATTAGGCATTTCGTCAACCAATGATGTTGGTTCTTTTTGTTCAGGATGATATGCGTAAAGTCTAATTGTTTCGTTTGTGTATTCTCTAATAAAATAAGTTTCTGCTGTTCCATACGTTGTATTTTCAACTTCAACAATTTTTAAATAGTCTAATTCATATAAACCGCTTTCAGTTCTTGTCCAATTCCAATCAAGAATGTTAGGTGGAGTATAAAGATTCAAATATGGTCTTATTTTTTGATTTAATTCTTGTGCTCTTGTTTTTGCAATTGATTTAGGTTTTTCAACCATTACCAAACAGTGTCCATACACTGTACTCATTATGTTTGCGTCTCGCATGAAGCTGTCAAACGTTCTTCCTTCAAGATCCGCATCTTCCATTAACATGTTTATTTCAGGATATTGTTCTAATGACATTAAATTTCTTTTTGGTGGGTTTCTAAAAAGATATGAATTGTAAATGTGCGTAATTGCTTTTACATGATTTTCAAGTGGTGTTACAGTTAATCTTTTTAAATATTCATTATCTGATTCATACACATATCTTGTTAGGTATTGTCCCATTCTGTAAGAATGACCGCCCATATAAGAACGTATAAGGAACTGCCATCTTTTGTAATAGTTAAGATATTCATTATGAACACCTATAACATTGAATATGCTATTGTTATCGTTTGGATCTTGGTTTGTTAAGAAATCACTTATGAGTGCCATCTATTTTCTCCTACTTTTACGTTCCATGTTTTTAGCTCGTTATCGTTATTGTACTGCCTTGTTATTGGATACATGTAACTTACAAAGTACGAAAACGCATCGTTGATGTGATCAAACCCTGTATCCTTTTCTGGTTGCGACGTGCCTGGTTTGTATACTTGTCTTTCCATTGCCGAAATTAACTTACGGCATTTAGGATGAATGAATACCTTACGCTCACCGTTTCCGTTGCATAGTCGCGAGTTTGTTGAATTTATTCTGTCTCTTATAGGCATGTGCTTATTTAACACCTTACATATGAAGCCCGCATTTTGCAGGATGCTTAAGTCTGTTCTACCACCCGCACTTGTTCTACGTTGTTTACAAGATGGGTCAGGATATGCAAATATCTTAACACCAGGAAAACGTGTGTGTATTTCTTCGCATAATTCTTCAGTGTTTGAACCATACATTTCAATTTCATCAATTACATATATTGTATCATTTTCCATTACCGATATAACAGCCGAAATAGGATTTACGTTAAAATCAATTCCAACATGTATCATTTGTTTTGGTTTTTCAAAATGAAAATCTTTAACTGATGCTGCACGTTTAAATCCGTACATAACCACTCCGCTGTA